ATGTTTGCAAAAATGACCAATTTTTTTAAGGGTGTTGATAAGAAAGTTGCAGCTTTATCTTTTTCCGCTGCTTCTGCTCTTGCTGTATCTCCGTCTTTTGCTGGTACAGTCGATTTTTCATCATTGACTAACAGCATTGATATGTCTTCTGTTTCTGCTGTTATTCTTTCTATCGGTGTTGCAGGAGTTACAGTTTATCTGACTTTTGCTGGCGTTCGTAAAGTATGGGGAGCCATCAGAAGTATCTGAGTTGTTTTTTATGAGGAAGGGCGGATATTCCGCCCTTTTTTTGGATATTTATGTTTGATTTTATTTTTATGATGTTTGGTTCCCTTTGTGGGTTATGTTGCGTCATTGGGTTTAAATCTAATTTGTGAGGTTTTATGTCTACTCAAGAATTTAAAGTTAAATTGCCGGAATACACTATCGAGCAGATAGAAAGAATTATTTACAATAAAAATGCAACCATTGAAGAATATGTTGTTTCAGTTATCCTTGAAAAAGCCGATCAGGATTTCCGTCGAATTGTAAAACCATTTAGTTTTTACTGGTGATGAAATGAGTTTTTTGAAAAATATTTCTGTGTCGCTATTGTACGTTTTGTTAACAAATCACGCCTGTGCTGAAACAGCGACACTGACTACCACAACATTTTCTTCTGAATTGTCCGGTATTATTAATCGCAAATTATCTGCAATGGGGGCCAGCGCCTCATCTATTTCGGCAACGTTATCAGGATATTCACGTGCGGCAGCGTCTTTTGCATCAAATTATGCTGCATCTGCCGGGATTTCTGCTTCAGCAATGTCGTGGAGTACTCTGGCTTACGGTCTTGGTGTAACTACAGTCAGTCTTGGAATTTATGCCGCAGGAAAACCTTTTGCTGAGGAGGTGGCAAAATTGGTTTTAGATAAAAACGGCTATAACGCGTTTTATTACACTCCAGCCATGAGTGCGGGTGTCAAGGCCTGGCATGGCGGGTTTGATAATTGCTACGTTACCAGTACTTCGCCGTTTTCTGCTGCTGCGCGGGTTATTCAGTGCTTACCTCCTGAAGAAAAATCCTCGCTTCAGTCGTCTTATTATACTCCTCCGAAGAGTGACGTTGATAATGAGTGGTACAGATTCTACTACGCTTATTATTTTCGAGGTTCCTGGTCCCAGAGTTCGTTTGTATTCTGGTCAGTAACGTTAAGTGAGGATTCTGTTTTTTGTGATAACGGTCAGGTTCTGTTTTATTCTGACGGTAATTCTACTTGTGAGGCAGCAACCACTGAAAATCCATTCTCATCGTCTCTCCACGTGCCTTCTTTCTCTGGAAATAATCTGGCATCTCAGGATATTGCAGATATTCTTAACGGGCTGACTGAACAATTAGATGGCCTCTCTGAATATAGCGGGATATCTTCGTTTTTATTGAAATATTCCTCTGCTGACGTAGACAATTATCGTTCTACGGTAGACCTCCGCATCGGTGATTCTGCAAGTTTTACAGAATCTGGTGTTATTGCTATTCCTCCGACACCAGGTGGTGATACCAGCAATTCTGGAGGTAAATATACCCCTCCTGTTATTGACCCCGGTTTTAAGCCCGTTGGAGGTACGGGCAGCGGTACGGGTACAGGCAGTGGTACGGGTACAGGCAGTGGTACGGGTACAGGCAGTGGTACGGGTACAGGCAGTGGTACGGGTACAGGCAGCGGTACGGGTACAGGCAGCGGTACGGGTACAGGCAGCGGTACGGGTACAGGCAGCGGTACGGGTACAGGCAGCGGTACGGGTACAGGCACTGGAACGGGTACGGGCACTGGAACGGGTACAGGCACTGGAACGGGTAGCGGTACAGGAGCTGGAGTCGGAACAGGTTCTGGCAGTACCACTGTAACAGGTAATGCTACGGTAAATGTTAACGTGACTGTGTCAAATGACTTTGGCACTGCACCTTCAGTGGATACGCCTGATATTTCATCTCCTGAGCCTTCATCATTCATTTCTCCATTGTGGAATATGTGGCCTTCTGCGCGTGATTTTTCACTGACAATTCCACGGGGGCAGTGTCCTGTCTTTACATTCAATATCTGGAATAAAGATTATCAACTGGATACTTTTTGTGTGCTGCTTGATACCGATGAAGTCAGGGCCACTTTCAGGGTGATTATGACGCTGATTGGCTCCATGCTTTCATTCTTTATTGTTCTTCGGTCCTGATAATCAGGTGGTGAATTATGTTTGCCATTTTTATTGCTGCAATAAATACTGCTCTTGGTTTTATTTTTCGTACTGCACTCATTAAGTTTGTAATGTTCTCTGCAATTTATATTATGGTTGTAGAAGTTCTTCCGTTGATTGTGACTCATCTTCCTGATGGTAGCAGTATTTCCTCGCTTTTTTCAGAGTTGCCTTCTTCTGTTTTGTGGTTTCTTAATCTGATGTCTTTTGATGTTGTTTTGCCCATGATGGTTTCAGCCATGTTTACGCGTTTCTTTATACGCCGCATTCCATTCTTTAATTAAGAGGGTGATTTATGGCTATTACTGCATATATTGGCGTGCCGGGTTCTGGCAAATCTTATGAAGTGGTTAAGTCTGTTATTATTCCGGCTGTTGCATCCGGCCGAAGGATTGTCTCAAATATATACGGACTGAATCATGAGGCAATCATTCAGTATTGTTATAAAAACAAACTGATAAGTGATGATATTTCACCAGGTGAAATCATTCATGTTGAAAATGAGCGGGTTATGTCCCCTGATTTTTATCCGGTTAAGGGAAATCAGGATAAATCACTCTGCCAGCCAGGTGATTTAATTATTCTCGATGAGTGTCATCGTTTTTTTACATCAGATAAAGCTTTGTCATCTGATGCCCGTATCTTTGCTGCCGAGCATCGCCATTATGCTGATGAAAAAACGGGGCAAACCTGCGACCTTGTTCTTATTAATCAGGCATTGACAACGTTGCCTCGCTTTCTTCGTGAGCGTATTGAGCAGACTTTCAGAATGAAAAAACTGATTGGTCTTTCTCATAAAAGTTATCGCGTTGATGTTTTCGACGGTTCCAGAACCACAAAGGCAACGCATCTTTCAAATTATGTCTGCCGTTACAGTAAAGATATTTACCCGCTTTACAGCTCTCATGATGTTAAGGGAGCGGTGGAAACAAGAACTGACGCAAGGGCGGTTTTGTTTAAACCGCAGGTTATTCTTTTGTTTATTTTTCTTATATTGCTTTCTGTTTATCTCTTCTTTAGTTTTCTTTTGCCTTTTTTTAATCCGCAGAAAAAAACAGAACAGGCACAGCAGTCAGCGCCGTTACGTTCTTCGCCGTCTTCGCCGTCGGTTAATGTTTCGCCTTCACCGGAGAATAAAACCGCTCCTGCGCCTTCTCAAAAGTGGTGCGTAATAGGGCGTTTTAATGACGGGGACCGGAACTATGTTTTTCTGCGCGATACGGATAATCGCCTTCGTATGGTTTCCGCAAATAAATTCAGGGGGCTGAATATTATGCTTGAGGGAGAGGTGGACGGCGTGAAGGTTGTTGCATGGTCCTGTAATAATCCGGTTTCTTTCAGGGGGCAAAAATGAAACTGATCACCGTATTCTTTTCATTTGTGCTTTTATCATTTTTTTCTCCGGCTTATGCCGTTTCAGAAAGTGAGGCACGACGTGTGGAGATGTCAATGGACAATGCGCCTTTACCTCAGGTTATCAGCATGGTCTGGCAACGGGTTTTTAATCGCCCTTATCAGTTGTCGCCGGATATTGCAGGAGACACAAGACTTGTCAGTTTCTATCTGAGTAAAAATCAGGAGCCGCGAAGCTTTTTTATTTCATACCTTAAACGCCTGAATATCAGCGTCACGTCGATGAAGGATGGCGTGGATTACATTTCAGTGATAAAGCAGACTGAGCAGAAAGTGCCTGATGTGGTTTTTACTTATCGCCCTAAATACCGCAGCGTGAGTTATTTATCGGCAATGCTTAACTCTGTGGTTTCTTCCGGGGCTTTCAGTAATCATATTCAGTCCGTCGATTATTTGTCTGGCGGTGTGTCAGGTATAACCACGACAGACAGTGCATCGACGCGTATGTCGATCGCAACGGATGCCGAAGTGCTGGTTTATTCCGGTCCGGCAGCATCCGTCCGGCAGATAGAAAAAATACTGCCGCGTATTGACGTTCCGGCAGAGCAGGTAACGGTGAGCGGCTATGTTCTTGAAGTCCAGACGACAGACCGCAATGCAACCGGACTGCAAATTATTGCTGATTTGTTCCGTAATAAACTGGGGATGTCTGTGGGGGCTCGTCTTGATGGGGGTAATTCGTTTACGCTGAATGTTGGAGGGCTGAATGCGTTTTACAGTCTGATCAAAGAGGATTCACGCTTTAATGTCGTGAGTAATCCGCGTCTTACGGTGCTTTCCGGCAGTAAGTCGCAGTTTACTGTGGGTCAGGAAGTTCCGGTGCTGGACAGTGTCAGCTATCAGGGCAGCAGCGGAACGCCAGTCCAGTCTGTGACATACAGGAACAGCGGGGCGATTTTTACAGTAACGCCGGTTGTGCTTGACGGACTGATAACACTGGATATCAGCCAGCAACTGAGCGATTTTGTAAAGACAACGACAGGCGTTAACTCCAGCCCGACACTGACGAAGCGGGAAATCAGCACAAAGGTTGATGTTAAGGACGGTGAATTACTTGTGCTTGGTGGCCTTGCCAGCAGTAAGCTGACGCAGTCGCGGACAGGTTTTTCATTTTTGCCGGGTTTTACAGGCAAATCAGACGAGAATAACCGGACGGATATAATTGTGGTGCTTCAGGCTCGCAGGGTTGGCAAATGATGCCGCAACGCGGCATGTAAGGCGGCATGATGATGTTTCATGTGATGCAGCTGCCTGACCGCCGAAGCCAGGGAGAAATTACAGAGCAGCAGGAGACAGCGCAACGCGCTTCCTGCCAGGCCGCTTTTAAAGGGCAGCTATCGAGACGAACGACGCAAGGCGTGAGTCGTCCATGCATTGATGTGGCCAGTTGATGAAATTGATGGGTTACAGCAATTCTGGTGATGACTGGCCTTCGGTTTTCATCAGTCCTGATAACAGTGCGCATAATGTATATTATGTTAAAGCAAGGGGGCAGCGCCGAAGAAATTGCGCATATTCTGGGACATACCTCACTTACTGTTGCCAAGTATTACATCCTGGCGACGCCTGCGCTGGCACTGATTCGAGCCAAAGCATTGGGTACCAATCCGGTATGGCAAAACATGCAAGCACATTCGAAGTTGACCCAACTTACACAACATCAGCCTGACTACCAGACCAGACTGGCCGACATCGAACGACGGTTACAGCAACTCGAGGCAATACAAGCACAATGGCAGCGTCGTGCCAAGACTCAACAACTGGTTGCTGCGGAGAGTGTGTTGTCTGGTGGAGTAATCACCGAGGGCAAAGTCCGTACACTGGCCCAGCTTTTTGCACTTGAATACCAACAATTGATGCAGGAGAACGACTGATGCGCGGCAAGGAACTGGACACACTGATCGAGCACGAATTACAACTGATGCTGGTTGAAGGCTTTGACAAGTCCCCTATTTCCGCCAAGGCCCTGCATATTCGGCTCAAGGCAAAAGGTATCGTTAACGGTGGTTTAAAAACTTATCTTGGGGTTCAAATTGAGGTGTCAGCGCAGATGACATTTCAATGCACCGCCAAAAAATTGCTGGTGTAATTGAGTTAAAAAAATCCTCCAGATCCGCCTTCAGGAGATACTGGTTGCCAGCGTGTGCTGCAGCATTATCACGAATTCCCTTCCCTTTCATATAGGCCATTGAAGCATCATGAACAGGGAAGTTATAGAGCTGAACAAATGCTCGTTGGATATCTTTTAGCCCTTTGGCAGGCTGGGCAATGACTCTAAACCCCGTCGTACGCTTAGGGATTTTGTAAACTTTGTACTTTCTCGGGGCGGTCACAAGAAAGGCGCTGATACCAGAGTCACTTTGACGTAAAACCGCAGCTAATCTACGAATAACAGACAT